TACACAGGCACAACACACACACATTTTATTTGTAATTGGCTAGTCAGCGATGCAGAAGCGGCGGAGATAGACCGTTATTTTTCGCTAGTATTTGATGATGCGGAATTTGCTATTAATACATTGGGACTAAATAAAGGTGAGATAGATGCAGATATTTATTAGTTCAATAGATAGAACAAACAAAGTTAGAGTAGGCACGATAGAAATTGAAGATGCCATTAATGAACGTTCAATGGCGCGGCTACAGTTGGTTGATACATCAATGACATTATCTTTGTCAGATGGTCAGCCTATTTCTATTTATGATGATTCGGCAGTTTTAATTTTTTCAGGTTATTTGCTATACCCAAAGAAATTCGTACCAATAACAAACAATGCCATTATTTATGATATAGAATGCGTAGACCAACATCAGATAGCAGATAGATTATTGGTTGCAAAGACATATATAAATACATCAGCTCAAGACATTGCCAACGATTTATATTATACTTATTTAGAGCCGGAAGGCGTCACAATCGGCGAAATATATGGAGTTTCATTATTTCCATCAAGCGGACTATTTCCGAGTGATACATTATTTCCATTCGCTTCAACTGTGATATTGGAACAGGCAACATTCCCACGTGTCGGAACCGTAGCAGATGCCATGAATGAGCTTGCAGAAATCACGGGATATCAATGGTATATTGACTACGACAAAAAATTCTACTTTGCTCCGAGAACATTTTTTAATGCTCCATTTTCAATCACAGACACAAGCGCAGTTATGAACATTAACGTTAAACAAGACAAGTCACAATACCGCAATAGGCAATACATTCGAGGCGGATTGAGTCAAACGGATTTAATCACACTTGAAAAACCAACGCCTAATCCAGATGGAGTATCACGAACATTCATTTTGCGCTTTCCGATAGCAGAAAAGCCACGCATTTTTATCAATAGCACAGAAATTAATTCGAATGATATTGGGATTAATGGAATAGACACAGGAAAAAAATATTATTACCTATACAACGCCAATACAATCATCCAAGACAGTACAGAAACAATTCTCACATCAAGCGATGTTATCGAGGTTACATATCGCGGATTGGTGGCGTTATCTCTAGTTTCAGAGAATCCCGCGGCGATTGCAGAGCGAGCAAGCGTTGAAGGTGGAACTGGAGTATATGAAAGAATAGATGTTGATGCGGCGATATCATCAAGGCAGGAAGCACTTGACATCGCAAACGGGAAACTTACAAAATATGCTAAAATTTTACGAGAAATCACATATGACACATATACGGCGGGACTTTCCGCAGGACAGTTGCAGAATGTTAACCTCACACAATACAACATCAGTTCAACGGATTTTTTGATTGATAAAGTTCAAATATCTGAATTAGATGGAACAGGAAGGTTATTATATACAGTCCATGCCATAGACGGAGAAACATTCGGCGGATGGCAGAAATTCTATAGGGATTTATTGCGTCAAGATTTAAAAATGAGCATCCGAGAAAATGAATTATTAGTTATTTTGTCTACGGTCGCAGAATCTCAAGGGTGGAACGAGATTAATACAATATCAGTATTTGCATGCTCGTTACCAAGCGATTTATTATTTCCAAGTGATACATTATTGCCATGCTAGGAGGGATTAAATGAATTTAGGATGGTTCGGTGAATTTGAAATTATCGATGGTGATGAAAGATTTATTGTAAATAATCGAATCACCAATGCAGGATTAAACTTATTGCGCGATGCACTCAATGGAGAAGTGACATCATGCGAAATCAAATATCTTGCATTAGGCACAAGCTCAGCAACTGTAAGTGATGCCGATACGCAACTTGGAGCAGAAATATTCCGCACTACTTTTATAACCACAACGAAACCAGACGTAGGACAGCTAGAGAAAACCGCGGTCATATTAGATAGTGAAGCGGTAGCCGCAATCGAGGAAATTGGAATCTTTGCAGGAGTTACCGCATCAAGCGCGACCAATAGCGGAATCATGATAAGCAGGGTACTTTACAGTCGAAATAAAACCAATCTTGAAAGCATACAAATTGTAAGACGCGACTCAATACAAAGGGGATGATGATATGCCGCAATACGTTAAAACAACGTGGGTTAATGGAAGTTCGCCCGCAATCAATGCAACAAATCTTAATAAAATTGAAGATGGTATATTTGCTTCAATTACACAAGATGGCAGTACATCGATGTCGGGACAATTTGTCACGATTTCAGGGAGTGCAACAACACCAAGTATTGCACCAACAGGCGATAGTAATACAGGCATATTTTTCAGCGGCGCGGATGTCATTAATTTATCAAGTGGCGGAACAAGAATAATGACAGCGTCAACATCTTCAATTGCAATAACAAATTCGCAAATATTCGTCAATGCAGGAACGGCAGGAACGCCGAGCATTTCGCCGACAGGTGACGGAAATACTGGAATATATTTTAGTGCGGCAGATGAAGTTACAATTGCAACAGGTGGATTTTCAAGAATGGATATCGGAAATACAGGATTCGCTTTTGGTTCAAGTAGCGTAGTAAATTCAAATTTTACTTTTTATCTTGAAGAAAACATTTCTACAACACGTTATCCTCTTGGCGCGTATTTAGCATTAGCCAATACAACAGCTACAGCCGCGGCACGATTCTTAAAATATGATAATACCAATTCAACGGCACAAGTTTATATTCAATTTGCTAATAATTTAGGCGGTACAGGTGGTGGGCAAATTAATGGAAATGGAGCGGCACAAGCGGCGTTTGGTTCATTTTCAGATGCAAGATTAAAAGAAAATATTGAAAATTTGCCAAATCAATTAGAAAATATAAACGATTTACGACCCGTTGAGTTTGACTATAAAGATGGAAGCGGACACCAAGTTGGATTTATTGCTCAGGAAATTCAAATGATATATCCCGATGCAGTAAGCATTGGAGCGGATGATTATCTGACGGTTACAGGATGGGGAAAGACAGAGGCGATACTAGTAAAAGCCATTCAAGAGTTAACAGAAAAAGTTGAAAATCTTGAATCACGCATAACAGCACTAGGAGGTTAAGTGATGAAACAAATTGCGGCAAATAGCGGTATTGCTTTCATCGGCTCAGCTATTGCATTTTTTTTCGGGGAGTGGAGCCAGATGTTAATGTTATTCTTTTTTGTCATCATCATGGATTATTTAACAGGCGTTATGGCGGCGATAATCGAAAAAAATTTATCATCAGCGATAGGATATAAAGGATTAATAAAAAAGTTCGGAATGGTTTTAGTTGTGGCATTAGCTAATCAACTCGACCAGTTTACAGGACAGAATGTCATCATGATTGGAGCAATATTCTTTTTTATCGCTAACGAGCTTGTGAGCATAACTGAAAATTATGGTCGTATTGGGTTACCATTACCGCCGCAACTTAAAAATATCATTAAGATATTGAGGGAAAAACAATGAGCGTATTTGCAGGGTACCGCATCACATCTCCATACGGCGACCGCATACATCCAATCAAAAAAACTAGTATATTTCATCGTGGGATTGATTTGGTGATTGGTCATCAAAAGCCAATACTATCCTTTACCGATGGTGAAGTCATCTTTGCAAAGGAAGGTAAGGAAGGCTCAGGATTCGGAAATTATGGAAATGTGGTTGCTGTGAGGGATTCCAATGGCGCATTACATTGTTATGCACACCTTCACACTATTGGCGTTAATGTGGGCAATTTGGTAAAGCGTGGCGACCCGATAGGCACTGAAGGAAACACAGGACAATCGGCAGGAAGTCACTTACATTATGAAGTTCGTCTTAAGGATTCGTCTTCATTTGGATTCGGCACACATACCGACCCTACAGAATACTTGACAAAATTTTATGCAGATGAATCAAAGGTTAGCGAATGGGCAAAGGATGCATTGGCATGGGCAGTACGTAATAAGTTTACAGATGATTCTAATCTAAAAGAGCCAATGACCAAAGAACAGATAATCACAATCCTACATAGGATATCGCAACGTTAAGCCGTAAGGCTTATTTTTTTTACTCAAAAAAATAATTTTAAAAAACATTGAAATATATTAAAATAGCGCTTTACATACAAATACATATCATGATATAATAAGGTATACCAAATAACAAGGAGACGATAAAAATGACAAGAAAAGAGCAGGAATTACAAGAAATTGCGAAATTACTAATGGGATTGGAAACATTGAAAACATCAGAAGATGAAGAAAAAAACTTCCCAACAATAAGCATTTGGAAAATTAGAAACGCATTAGAAGCCGCTTATGCCGCAGGTATGCAAAGAGGAATGAAAGAAGAATAAAAAAACGGATAAATAAATCAAAGGAGATAATACAATGACAAGAAAAGTTCAAGAAGTTTCGGGATATGTTCGATATTCATTAATTTATCAAATTGAAAAAATGATGCCAAGAAATTATGAAGCGAATCTAATCGTAGCAGAAAACAAACAATCATCAAGCATAATAATAAAATATAAAAATGATTCAATTCTAACAATTGGAATAAGCGACAATAAAACAAATGATGATGTTACAGTATCAATTTCAGAAGATGGAAAAGTAAAAAACATGAACAAATTGAAAAATGAAGTAAAAGAAATAATAATCAAGAGATTAAAAAAATATTAAAATAAAAGCCGATGGCGGCGGCAAATCCGCCCAATAAATCAAAGGAGTAATGACGATGGCGACAGGCGAAAATTTTAAGATGATTTCAGGAAATGCAGGAAAAGAAAGGGAAAAAATCTTAAATGAAGCTTACAACATGAAAACAAATAATCCTCATATTTTAGCATTAAGAAAGGAAATCGAATATTATAAGAATCATGCGAAGAATTGGGAAGATACAGCGACAGAATGGAAAGAAATGTATGAAGAATTAGAGGAACAAATTAAAAAATAACAAAAGCCGAGTATGTCGGAAATACCGACAAACAAACAAGGGAGCGATGACAAATGACAACTTGGACACAGAAAAACAACATTAAAAAATGGGTAGAGGAAAAATTATATGATGTAGTTGAAAAGTTATTGCCAGAAGGATTTGAGCTTGGATTTGATGCAAGCCGAATAAGCGAAAGCTCATACCTTACAATCACACATCCAAACGGATTAGATGGTTTTACAATCCGAATCAGCGCACATTTCAAACCATGCTATGGCGGCGAAATCAATGTACTAATGACAGACGGCGAAAGCATGAGAACGAAAACAGACATTAAAAAAGAAGTAATTGCAGAAGTAAAAAAGAATATTGCAATATATGCATAAAAATATTAAAATATTGGAAGGAGGTGAGAACATGAACAAAGAAAAGTTTGATAGAATCATTGATTTGCTTGACGAGTCAATCATGCGGAAAGTCAAAAAAAATTATTCAATCAGCATCAACGAGGAAGAAGAAACCGAAAAGGCATGCGAGAAGGTATTAGGCAGAAAAGCAACAGATGATGAATTTAACAAGGTTTTCATTTCAGATGAATTTACAAGCATTTTAGACGAAATTGATGATTTTATTAGATTTCGAGAAAAAGCCAAGGAAGGCAAAGGACACTTTGAAGATTTCACGCACGACAATCCATTCGGGAGCAAAGGAGGGTTCAGATATGACAAGTAGTAAAGTCCGCGCCGCGTTGGAATTGCGCCAGAAGATGCGAGAACATCGCAGATTAGCAAAATCTATGAATGCAGATTATCGAGAATTGGATTTGCAGTATGAAAATTTAGTTCAAAATTTTAATGTATCAGAACAGAAAGAATTTATTAAAATACTAGAGGAGGTAAAATGATGGAAAAAAAAGATATTTTGAAAGATTATATAACAGTTAATGAGCGAATACTTAAGTTTTATGAGCAGTACCCAGACGGTAGAATCATCACTAATATCGTATCATGGACAGAAGGAAGAATAGTAATGCAGGCGACCATATACCGCGACCATGAAACCGAAAAAGCTTTATCCATCGGACATGCATATGAACAAGAAGGAAGTACTTATATCAACAAAACATCAGCACTTGAAAATTGCGAAACATCGGCAGTCGGCAGAGCGTTGGCATTGGCAGGATTCGAGATTAAAAAGTCCATAGCAAGCCGCGAAGAAGTGGAAGCCGCACAGGCGAAGCAGGAACAGCTTAAGAAGGAAGAAGCCGCAGAGATACCAGAAATCATCAAATCATTGTATGAGGAAAAGTTCGGGAATCTTGAAAACTTTGAGTTAAATATCAATAAGCTTAAGGAACGTGGGTTTACGTATGAAGAAATCTATCAAAGGTTGGAGGGCAAAAAATGAACAGATTCGAGCTTAAAGGTTACATCTATGGCGAACCGCGATTATACGGAAGCGGAGAGAAAACAGTATGCAAGGCACTTATAAAGACAGAAAAAAGCTTCATCAATGTGACTGCATTTGCGGAAATGTCGCGAATCCTGCACTCACATAGAAAAGGCGAAGAAATTCATTGCGATGGCTCCATCAAATCAGGAAGTTACGAAAAGGAAGGAAAAAAGATTTACACGCAAGATTTGGTAATTGAAAAAATTTACGGAATCACGCAAAAAAAAGAAATTGATGATTGGATGAAATGAGATGGAGTACCAGACGATAGCCCGAGAAATAATCGAATGCGTTAAGAGATTGAAAGAGCAAGAACATTCCCTGGCAGATGCCGCCAGGGAACGCGCAACAATGGAATCATCATACCGAAAAGCTTTCGCCATCGAGATTATGAAACTTAAACAAATGGGGATACAAGCAAGCATTATAAAGGAGGTAGCACACGCAAATATCTCCGATATCGTATTACAACGCGAGTTGCAAGATTCACTTTTCATCGCAAAGCGAGAAAGCATTAGAGCCATCGAAACCGAGATATCAGCATGGCAGACAATTGCTAAATTTTATGAGCGGTGAATATTCTAAGCAGTTTCAAACACGCGGCAAACGCATAAAGCAAACGCAACGCCAGAAAGGCGACATAACCGCACAGACGCGACGAGAAGTGCAGGAACGTAGTAATGGAGCTTGCGAAATATGCGACCGCCAGAGAGCCACGCAAATGGCTCATATTACGAGCAGGAAAAGAATCGAGCATAAGACAACTGCAGATGATTTAATTCATGTATGCGTATCATGTCATCAATGGCTTGACCAGACACAAGAAGGAATAAAATATAAGGAGATGCGAAAATGAAATTATGGTTATACGGAAAGCTACTCAATAGTATGCTTAAAACAAAACGTTACAACAGATTTTATTTAAGATTGTGGGAATTATGGCACATCGAGAAAAGGAGGATAGATATGCGGAATCGCAACAATTTAACTAATGATATACGACTTTAATGAGCAGTTGCAGAAGGGCGAACGTTATGAGGATGAATTAGATATTTTTTTCAGTAAATTTTACAAGATTAAAAAAGTTACGATGGACGAACAGCGGCAGGGATTCGATAGGATTTTTGTAAGACCAGACGGAACGCAATTGAAAATCGAATACAAATCAGATGACAAAGCACGCACAACAGGAAACTTTTTTATTGAGCTTTATAGTGTGTTTCCTACTAAACAAGGTTGGGCATACACAAGTCAAAGCGATTATATCATTTATTTATTAGTTGATTGGCGGATTTATGTGATTGATACTCCAGATATGCGGCGATGGGTAGAAAAATGGAAATGTGAGGAACGTATCAGGACATGCCGAAACAAAGACTACGAATCACAAGGGATACTATTGCCACTTAAAAGAATCGAAGTTGTAACAAAAAAAATCTATGAAAAGGATGCAGATGAATGGAAACTTACTACACAGTAAAAGAAGTAGCTAAAATTTTAGGAATGGCAGAAATCACAATTAGACAATGGATGGGACGCGGTCAACTACAGTTTACCAAGTTTGGCACGAAATCAGTAAGAATTAGCAAAACAGAAGTTGAGCGAATCATCAATAATAAGTAGTACACAAGGGCATTGCATTTCGATGTAATGCCCTTACACTACTAATAAAAATGTGATAAAATGATAAAAAGGAGTGATAAAAATGAATGTTTACAAAGTAACTGAAGTTGCAAAAAGATTGGCGGTTCATCCTTTGACAATTCGCACGATGATAAAAAAAGGGCAAATTAAAGTTGTAAGAGTCAACGAGCATACTATGCGTATTCCGCAATCGGAGCTTGATAGGCTATTGGAGGTGAAGTAATGGCAGATAACAAAAAATATTATTATTTAAAATTAAAGGATAATTTTTTTGATAGTGATTCGATGATTGTATTGGAGTCAATGCCCGATGGATATTTATATTCAAATATTTTATTGAAATTATATTTAAGAAGTTTGAAGAATGAAGGCAAGTTAATGTTTAATGACCGTATCCCGTATAATTCTACTATTTTAGCTCAAGTTGTTAGGCATAACGTTGGAGTAGTTGAAAAGGCATTAAAAATATTTAAGGAATTAGATTTAATCGAAATTATGGATAATGGAGCTATTTATATTTTAGATATACAGAATTTTATAGGTCATTCATCAAGCGAAGCCGATAGAATAAGAGAATACAGAAACAAAGTAAATGATGAAAAAGATGTACAAATGTTACAACAAACGTACGACAAATGTACACCAGAGATAGAGATAGAGTTAGAGAAAGAATTAAAGTTAAAGAAAGATATAGATATAAAAAAAGAATCATGTATACAAAATGTACACAAAGTGTATACAAAGAAAAAAAATAGTCCAGAAGCAGAAGAAATCTTATCCTACTTGAACCTAAAAAGCGGTTCAAATTATAGGTTGATAGATTCGAATTTAAAATTAATAGATTCAATAATTAAAAAAGGTTACACAAAAGAAGATTGTATAATAGTAATAGATAAAAAGGTGCAGGAATGGACCGGAACTGATATGCAACAGTATCTCCGACCATTGACACTATTTAGCTCAAAGTTTGATGCATATCTCAATCAGCCAATGACCAGAAAAAGAAGTAACTTTGAGCAGACACAAGACAATCTCAAAAACTTATATGATAAATATGGAGGGGAGCAGGATGGAGAAGAAAGAAGTAGTAAAAATATTTTCGATATTTAGTGTATGTTATCCAAAATTTATTGAATCAGGAAAAGAAGAATTAATGTTGGAAGTATGGCACTCAATGCTCAGCCGCTATCCGTATGAGCTTGTAAAACATGCCGCGGAAACTCACATTAAATCATCCAGATTCGCGCCAACAATCCATGACATTATTCAGCACATAATCGAATACGAGAACATTGGCAAGCTTGACGGTATGAGCGCATGGGGAATGGTCATTAAAGCGATTCGCAATTATGGATATTATCGAGAAGCTGAAGCATTGCAGAGTATGCCGCCAGAAGTAGCAGAAGTGGTAAATGCGATGGGATGGCAAACACTTTGCCTATCGGAAAACGAAATCGCAGACCGCGCACACTTTATTAAAGCTTATGATACGATGCACAAGCGGGAACAGCAAGTTGCGCTCATGCGTGGGAATGATTATTTGAAGTTAGGGAGATGAAACAATGAAACCATTAATACTTAAGTTACCGCCATCGGTAAATCATATGTACATTAATGCTAAGATACGCGGCAGGAACATGAGAATCCTTAACAAGTATGCAAATGATTGGTATAAGGATGCATTAGAAAAAACTATTGCTTATGTGGAGGAATCCCAATGGGAAACGGCAGAAGAAAAAGTTATCCTTGAATTATATTTTTTTTATCCCAATGCAAGATTGAGAGATTCGCATAATACATTAAAGATTCTTTTGGATTTGTTGGAGCGTGGTAGGATTTACACCAATGATAAATTCGCATTGCCGCGAGTCATGGACTTCACGTTAGATAAGGCGCATCCGCGAGTTGAAATCTTTTTAAAAAAGATGGAGAATGATTAAAAATAAAGCTTTACATATAATAATATAGTATGATAAAATTAGGCATAGCCAAAAAAAGGAGATGAACACAATGAACAAATACGATGCATATTGGGCAGAGCAACAAAAGAAAGCAGAAGCAAAAAAAGAACAAGCAAGAATTAAAAAAGAAGAAGAAAAGAAAGCAATGCTAAAAGATGTAAAGTTAGAAGGCGAACACGAATTAACAGGAAAGACGAAATCAGGAAAAGAAGTAAAATTTGAAAAATGTTGGGGAGTAAGCAAGCAAAGCCGATGGGCAGGAACATTATCAGTAAAGCAAGATGACGAATGGGTTACAGTATTTACAAAAGGTTACGAAAGCAAAGCACTTCAATGGATGGCGAAAAACTAAAAGCGAGGCGGTGTAACAGCCGCCTAATCAATAAAAGGAGGTGAAAAAAATGGAGAGATTAGAACAACAAATTGTGAATAAAATTGAATCATTAATCGATTTACTCACAGAAGGAGAATTGGATACAGTAGAAAAGGCAAGAATCAAAGGAATGATACAAGGATTAGAAAATGCGATTGTGATGATGAACAGATTGAAATAATCAAAGCATGCCGATGTAAATATCGTTCAATCAATCAAAGGAGGTGAGCAAATGCAAAAGACATGGGATGAAATCACACTTGACGAAATCATCAACGGATTCGGAGAAACTGAATTAATGGATGAGGACATCGCAACAGGAATTACAGATGAGGATATCAGCGAATGGGTTTACGGATGGATGATGGAATAAAGGCGAGGCGGTGTAAAAACCGCCTAATAAAACAAAGGAGAGATGACAATGTTCACAACAGTATTGCAAGCTACCTACACCAATGATGATGGCGACAAACTAGAATTTCTTTTTACGGATTATGCAGAATTTAAAGCGAAATTCAAATTGCACGATGAATTGATTGAAGAAGGTTTCGAGCTTGAGTTTGAAGATGTTTTAAGCACCAGAGATTGCGAATACGAGGATATCGAAGCATTGGAATACAAGGATTGCTAATCACACAGCCGAGCGGAGCGGCTAAACTCCGCAAATCATCTAAAAGGAGAATCAAATGTTCAGCAAAAAAATGAAAGAAGCAATTAAAGAATATTGGAAAGATGATGACGGTTATTGGGTAATATTAAAAGAAGGATACGAAGCACAGCATGACGGCGCAAGAACAGTTAATGGTGAAACCTACTCTGATTTAATTAGAGAAATGAAGCTAATCAAAAGGAGTTAATAAAATGGAATGCAGAATCAAGAAAATCAAAAAAGAATATGTTGTTTACATTAATGACAAACAAGATAAGAAGTTTATTAATCTAGAACTAGCATTGGATTATATCAAATGGATAAAAGGAGTGAAGAACAATGATTAAGTATCAAGGGATTGTAATTGATAGGCTCAACGGCGAATCAGTAAAAACACGTTATTATACTACATGGGAACAAGCACAAGCCGCGGCGGAGAATCTCAGCGAAAAATATTATCATGAATCACGTAGTAACATTACAGTTGTAAGCAAGATAAACACAAAAGATAGATTTTATAAGTCTATCGCCAAAATAATATGACACAAGAAACCGCACAGCTACTTATAACCATTGTAGTTATCAATGTCATAATAACAATAGCATTATTTACAGCGATGGTGATTCTTATATGGATGGAGGCGAGAGATTGAAAAAAATAATATGTACAGAATGTGCAGGAACTGGATACATCAAAATCGAAGATACAATTGAGCCATGTGTAACATGTCATGCGAATGGATATCTCTTGTATGTGGAAGAAAATGAAGCATACGGGCAGGATTGCAAGAAAGGAGAATGTGAACAATGAAAATTGGTATTTTGGATATCGACACCAAAAGAGAAACTAATAATCTTGGCAGGCGCGAGAGATATCCAAATATCGCATGCGGTAAAATTTACGGATATCACAAGCTAAATGGAGATGAAATTTTTTATCCATACAACAACGAAAAAGTGGATAAGCTTTATATATCAACTATTTTTACGAATACAAGACCAATGATTAAGCGAATGATGCCATTATGGGAACAAAGAGCCAAAGAGATTATAATAGGTGGAACTGGATGGGATGACTACACAAAAGCACCTTATACAGTCACAGAATTGCCGCCAGAAATAGCCACTATATCTCATGTTCCTTGGACTTATGAAATGTATAACATTGATTATGGGATTGGATTTACAACACGAGGTTGTCACGTAGGTTGCGCCTTTTGTGTGGTACCTAAAAAAGAAGGATTGCAAGAATATAGAGAAATGCAAGTAAAGGATTTAATCAATCCAAGAAGCAATCATTTGATACTTATGAATAACAACTCATTTGCCCATCGAGATTTCATGAATGATGTTGAGCAAATAAAATTCCATAATCTTTCAATTCATTGGGACCAAGCGAATGACATCACATTAGTTACTCCAGAAATAGCAAAAGCATTAAAAAGCGTTAACTATCGCGGATACAATCCCAACAAAAAACAATTATTCTTTGCATTTGATTTAATAACAAAAAAGAAGATTGACCAAGAAACAGGCGGAACAGTTACATATGATATGATGAAAATCGTTCCAGAAAAAGTTAAGTTATTGCAGGAGTATGGAATCCCGCCATATCATTTGAAATTTTATATGCTTATTGGATTTAATACCACAGAGGAAGAAGATTTAATGCGAGTGGATTGCTTAAGAGAATTGAATTGTGATATTTATCCGATGCTATTCAGAGATTTAAACGGAAAGGTTGGAGTAGATGGAAACGGAAAACAGCAATCATTTCATGTAAGAGCGATGCGTGATTGGATTCATTCAGGATTATATCGTAAAACTGATTTTAAAGACTTTACCAGACGTGAAGAACATAGAATTCAAAGAGAGAAAAAAGAAAGTCAACTAACATTATTTTGAGGTGATTAAATGAACTGGAATCAAGCAACTGATGAACAGTTAAAAGAAATCATATTTAATGACAACGAATGCGAGCTTAAATATAAATGGCAAGCACTTCACGAAATGAGGCGAAGGAATGGACAAAATAAACCCAAATCATTATAAGTTTGGCGGCATAGAAACCATCGACTACATCGCGGCAAAGATGACACCAGAAGCCTTTGAAGGATACTTGCAAGGGAATGTCATTAAATATATAAGCCGATACAATGAAAAGAATGGGATTGAAGATTTACATAAGGCAGAATGGTATTTATGCAGATTAATCGCAGTCAAGGAGTCGATGAAATGAAAGAAACTGAAAAGATGATGTTTTTAATACAAGAAATAAGAAAGATGAAAACAAGTATACAAGAATCGATTGAACAAATAGCATATTTAAGAGGGAAGTTATCAGCTTATGAACATGCGTTTGAAGAAATGTTTGAATCAGAAAAGGAGATTAAACAATGAAAGATTATCATATGTATTTCAGCATTATATCGGAGCCACTAGAAAGCCAATTGAATAAACAAGGATATACATTGGGAGAGAATCACGAACGTTATGACACGATGCTTAAACATATATTTGCCTTCCACATGAATGGAATATTAACAAAGGGCGAAACCGATAGAGCATTGGAAAGATACAATAAATTTATTAGAGGAATAGCAAAGGAGATGAAACAATGAATGACATATTAAAAGCGATTATAGCAGGATTAGGATTCGGATTACTTTTTTCCGCCGCTTATTTTATTGGATGGTGGACATTATGAAATTGACAGAAAAGCAAAAAGCAGTAATGGAGCAATTTAGAAATACTACATCATCCTCAGAAGTTAAAAAGTCTTTGAATTGGAGTCATCGAGAAGCGGAGAATGTTATATATGTATTGTTTTTAAAAGCGATATTAAAAAGGATTAGAAAAGGTCATTATATTATTAACCATGGCGAAGCTAAGGATATTACAGTTAATTTTAAACCGCTAGAAATTAAAGAACTTGGAAAGTTTGACCAGATACCAGATAACTTATGGCAATACATTTGGAACAATCGGAAAAGGAGATGTTCAGAATTAAAACAGATAACAGGAATACCGCGATTCTACATCCGGCAATACATTTACGGCAGGATGTTGGAAGAGTTCCCGAGGCACCGCGAGTATTAAGCGGGGAGTATCTTGGAGCAAGTGAAATTAATATCATTATGACACAGCGAAACCGCTCAACTTATAATCTTGCACAAGAAAAAGTAGGAATAATTCCACGCAAGGAAGTTGACAACATGTATACCAGATACGGAAACGAGATGGAGCCGCATATCATTAACGAGATTGAAAAGAAAGGATACAGCTTCATGACCGCTAAACAGCGATGCCATGATTACAAGTTAAGCGGTGTACTAGATGGGATTGACTATGAACGCAACATCATCTTGGAGGTGAAAACCTTTACTTACATCCCAGATATGCAAAGTTATTTAAATCAGATTCATGTTTATTTTCACATTTTTAAAATGGAAAAAGCTATATTAGCATTATACCAACGCAATGAGCATTTTGACCCAAAAACAATAGAATTGTATAATATAAGTATCGATAGGGAACGCCTGCATGATATTTTAATCGCAGTTCGAACATTTTGGAAAAAATGCGAAATTTTACGGAATAATCCAGAAATGAAAAAGAAGAAATTTGACGCATTGGAGGCGAAAGCATGAAACCTTATGAGCAATTAGCTAATGAAATAATCATCACAGCAGTTGATGAATATAAATCATGCTTAAAAGCACTAAAAAAAGACAAAGATAATAAAACGCTCCGAAACTTTCGAATCAAGACAGAACAATTTTTTTATAGCGAATGGTTTAATAATTTAACTAACGTCAATCCTAAATATTTAATTAAAAAGATAAAGGAGAAAATATGATACTCTTAGACAAGAAAATGTTAATAAACTTTTTAAGAGATTTGCAGGAATCAGGATATGACATAAATACGATACATCAAGTTTTAAAAGAAGTTTATGACGGTACATTTGATGAACATGACCCAAGATTGATTAATAAGCGGATGCAGATATTCGAAAGAATCTCCATCGAACGCGAGCGGCAAGATGAATTGCATGAATTTCCTCATCATATTAGATTGGCGGTATTGATGGAAGAAGTCGGAGAAGTAGCCAAGGAATTGCAAGAGGAAGAACAATATAAGAATGTTATTAACTTATATATAGAGCTAATACAAACGGCGGCGGTGTGTGTAAGATGGATTGAGGAAATTGGCAAGGAGTTGAAACAATGAACATCATCTATAAACCAATCAGCGAGTTAATACCATATGTAAACAATCCACGCAAAAACGATAAAGCAGTCGATGCAGTAGCGTCATCTATTAAAAATTTCGGATTTAAGAATCCTATTATTATCGATGGCAACAATGAAATCGTGGCAGGACATACCAGATTAAAAGCGGCGAAGAAATTAGGTATAGCAAGCGTTCCTTGCATAATCGCGGATGATTTGACACCAAGCCAAATAAAGGCTTTTAGGATAGCCGATAATAGAGTAAGTGAACAAAGTCATTGGGATTTAGATTTATTAGCAATAGAACTAGACGGATTAAATGAATTTACGGGATTTGATGAAAATAGTTTTAAAATGGAATTAAAAAAAGCAGAAGAAGATGAATTTAATGCTGAATTAACAGATTCAGTTGTAAAGTTAGGAGATATATGGGAATTAGGCAATCATCGTTTAATGTGTGGAGATAGTACAAATTCCAAAGATGTTTCAAAGTTGATGATAAATAAAGCTAGAATATTGTTCACTAGCCCGCCTTATTCAGATATAAGAGATTATAATGGAGAAAAAGACCTTTCCATTAAAAATTTAATAAAATTCATCGAATGTTACAAAAAATACACTGATTATCAAATTATTAATCTTGGAATACAAAGAAAAAACCATGAATTAATAGAATATTGGAATGATTATATAGAAAAATCAAAAGAAGTAGGATATAAATTTTTATCTTGGAATGTATGGAACAAAATAGAAAGCGGGAGTATTGGACAATCAAGTGCAATGTTTGCAATAAATCACGAATGGATATTCGTATTTGGAATTGATTCCTATGAATTAAATTTAACTGTAGAAAAAAAGAAAGAAAGCATTAAAAAAGGTGGATTGAGAACAGTTAGACAAAAAGACGGAAGCACTAAATACAGTAGTAAAGGCGATACAATGAAAAAATTTAAAAAGATGATGACAGTACAAACAATTTTATACGAACTAGGAGAAAATAGAAAAAATCATCCTGCTCCATTTCCGATTGAATTGCCATTTGAATATATACAAGCGATGACTGATGAAAATGATATAATCATAGAGCCATTTGCAGGTTCAGGAACTACTATATTGGCTTCTGAACAATTAAACAGAAGATGCTATGCGATGGAGTTAGACGAAAAATTTTGTGATGTTATTATAAGAAGATGGGAGCAATACACAGGAAAGAAGGCGATAAAATGCGAAAGCTAGGCAGACCTAAAAAAGAAATTGACTTCGAAGCATTGGAAAAGTTATGCATGATACAATGCACAGGCGAAGAAATAGCAGATTATTTTAATATTAACTATGATACATTAGATAGAATCATAAAAGATGAATATAATATGAATTTTTCGGAGTATTTTGCTAAAAACAGAGGCAAAGGCAAAATGAGCTTGAGACGCGCACAATATACAGCGGCAATGGCAGGTAATACAACTATGCTAGTATGGCTCGGTAAGAATTGGCTAAGCCAGACAGACAAGCAGGAGATAAGCCATCAAGGCGACAATATTATAAAAGTGAGAATAACAGATGATTGAATATGAGATTAGCCGCGGAAAGTTTAATGCGGCTTATTTACCTTATATAGACGATACTACACCACTACAAATATTTTTCGGTGGGAGTGCATCAGGAAAGAGTTATTTCCTCGCACAGCGCACTATAATAGATGTGGTAGCTAATCAGCGGAATTATCTCATATGTCGAAAGACCGCCAGAACAATAAAACGAAGCGTAATGAATGAATTGATTAAAGCAATCGATAATTTGAAGATGAATAATCTATTCGAGCTTAACAAATCAGACAATTCATTGACATGCAAGAACGGATGCCAGATACTCACCGCGGGATTGGATGACACAGAAAAAATAAAGTCAATTACACCATCGCAAGGAGTCATCACCGATATATGGATAGAGGAAGCTACGGAAGTTGAATATGAGGATGTTCAGCAGTTAAAGAAACGTTTGCGCGGAGAATCAAAGTTAACTAAAAGGTTTATTATGTCATTTAATCCTATTTATCAAACACATTGGTTATTTAAAGAGTATTTTCAAACTTTTGAAGGGACATTTTTTAAAAATGATGATATGATGATATTAAAGACTACTTATAAAGATAATCGATTTTTAACACAACAAGATATATTTAATATGGAAAACGAAAAAGATGAATATTATTACAATGTTTATACTTTGGGTAATTGGGGAGTTTTAGGTAGAACAATATTCAAAAATTATGTAGTTGAAGAATTTGATTATTCAACATTCGATAATTACTATAATGGATTGGATTTCGGATTTGCAACAGACCCTTCCGCATTGATAAGGATACATTATGACAAAAACAATAAAATAATTTATATTATAGATGAGTTTGCGGAATTAGAAATGACTAATGACATGTTAGCGGAGAGAATAAGGGAGATAATCGGCAATGAATACATCACATGTGACAGCGCAGACCCAAAAAGCATAAGAGAGTTGCAAGCATTAGGAATAAAAGCAAAAGCGGCAATAAAAGGTAAAAACTCAGTAAATCAAGGGATTGAATGGCTTAAAAAGCAAAAAATAGTTATACATCCAAAATGTATGCATTTCAAGAAAGAAATAGAAATTTATCAATACAAAATGGATAGAAACGGCTTCTATATCAATCAACCTGTCGATAGAGATAATCACTTGATAGATGCGTTAAGATATGCCATAGAAGATTTTTTTGCAGATAAAGCAATTTTATTTTAGGGGTGATTATGTGGCTTTTTGGGACAGATTTTTACGCAAACAGAAGTATCAATATGTGAGCGAAGGGAACTACGGTCAACCTTATTGGACGATTCAGAAGGATAAACAGTATATAACAGAAGCTTATAATAAGGTTGTTTGGGTTTATGCTTGCGTTACTCAAATTGCTTCAGCAACATCAAGCGTTCCATGGTTATTATATAGACGTGGGCGCGGTGGAAGGAACATTGAAATAGAACAACATCCTATCCTTGACATGCTTAATCTTAAAGCTAACAGCTTTATGAGTGGCAGGGATTTTATTGATTTATGGACAACGTACCTAGCGATTGAAGGAAAATTTTATGCCGAATATATCAACCCTTCTATGCCTACTCAAATGGTTCCGCTATATCCTCACTACGTGAAGCCGATTCCAAGCAAAGAATTATTTGTTAGTGGTTATCAATATGATATTTACAAGCCGATTTATTATAACAAGGAAGAAATACTATGGAGCAAGTTTAATGACCCGTTGGAAATATATGACGGGTTATCGCCAATACGAGCATTAAGTCGAACCATTGACACCGAGAACGAAGCAGTCAACTGGAACAAATCCACATTACAGAATAGCGGCGTTCCTGCGGGAATATTCACAATTCAAAATCCATCGCCTGAATTAATCGACAATTTAAGAGATGAATGGCGCAAGCGATACGGCGGAGGAACAAACGCACGTTTACCGCTTGTGCTGAATGCAGATAGAGCCACATATCAGCCGATAGGATTATCTAGCGTTGATATGGATTTTCTCAATCAAAGAAAATTAAATCGAACAGAAATTTGTAGCGCGTTCGGCGTTCCTTCTCAATTAGTAGGTGACCCAGAAGGACAGACATATTCGAACTTTAACGAAGCGGTCAAATCTTTTTGGGAGAACACCATCATCCCGAGATATTTGGAAACAATTAAAGACAAGTTAGCAAGTGATTTATTACCGCGATATGCTGACAATCTTATATTAACTTATGATTTATCAGCGGTATCAGGATTAAAAGAGAGTCAAGATGCATTAGTTAAACGTACTGTGGAATTGTGGAAGAATGGACTAATAAAACGGAATGAAGCACGATTTGCGCTTGAATATGATGATGTTTTAGGCGGCGATGTGTTTTTTAATGATTTAGGTATGCAGATACCAGAAGAATCAGAACAGAAAGATTTAAACGCAAAAAAAAACTCTTTAAGCAGTTTGAGCGAATCAGAAATCCGTTTTATGTTAAAGTAGAACGAGAAGTAGCCAAAGCATTTGATGAACAGAGGAAGAAAATCAAAAAGAAAAACTTTAACAATGACAATCTGACCAATGAGATATTTGAAATCATTAATGAAGATTATGATAAGTGGCACAAGATGTTTAAACTTTTTTATGCAGAAATCATCAAAGACTTTGGAACACGTACTTATAACGATATTGAGTCAAAAGCTCCAGAGATTAAAGCTAAAAAAAGATTTGATTTTTTAACAGATGAAATAAAGAGATATGTTGACGACATCACAGCCGAAAAAGTAGTTTTAATCACAGAAACCACAAAAAAAGAAATAAAACGAATTGTAGCAAAAGCAATTGAAGAAGGAAAAAGTATCCCAGAAACTGAATTAATGATAGATGGATTGTATTTAGACAACATCATCCCTAACAGAAGTAAAACAATCGCACGTACTGAAGTTGTTAGCGCGTCAAACTACGGAAGCATGGCGGGAGCTAAACAGACATCATCTAAGCTTAACAAAGTATGGATTCCAACATTTGACGATAGCACAAGAGAATCTCATCTAGCGATGGCAAATCATCCGCCAATAGGATTAGACCAGTTATTTAATGTTAATGGCTTTTTCGGAGAAGCTCCAGGCGATTTTAATTTACCTGCAAGCGAAGTTATAAATTGTCGTTGCGCGATAGGTTATGATTATGCAGGATTAACGCAGGAACAACCAACAGTAGAATTTCAGGAGAATCCAACGCCAATAATACAAAATCCTTTATTACCAGACGAAATTGCAGGAGTTAAACGAGGTCAAGAAATGTCGTTTGATGAAGCAAATCACGGTAAACCTAATCCGAACTTTTCAAAAGATGAAGGATATAGAATAAATTGCCAATCATGTGTTGTAACGTTTGAAGCTAGATTAAGAGGATTTGAAGTTACAACATTGCCTAATACTAAAGGTTCAATGTTGGAAAAATTATCATATGATACACGATTAGCATGGTTAGACCCACAAACTGGACTAAAGCCAAGTTTATTATTTGATAAAACAGCAGATAGCCCTAAAAAATTTTTAAAATTTATAGATAACATTGTTCAAAAAAATGAAAGATATACATTAGAATTTGAGTGGAAAGGAAGAAAAAGAACAGCACATATTATTACCATGTATAAAAATGCAAGAGGCGAATTAAGATTATATGACCCTCAAATAGGAGAAATTTACGAAGATTTGTTAGGCTATTTTAATCAGTTTAAATTTTCATTCACAACACGAAAAATAAAAATATTTACACCACCAAAAATATTAAGAATAGACGATAAAATGTTTAATCTAAATACAGTGAATAATATAATGGAAAGGGAATTGCCATGAGTGAAGAAAATATTTTGAAATTTGCAAAAAAACAAGGATATGATGAAATATCTTACATTGGTAAATGGCGAGGATATGACGTGTATGAACCGATGTTTGAATCAGAAGAAGTTGCATTTGTAGGATTGCCTTATGTTATTTTAGTCAAAGAAGATGAAATAAGAATGTCTACTCCAAAAGAATCATTAGAGCAATTAAACGAAATGAATTAATGAAAGTGGTGAGCCATGAAAATTATAAAGAGTGATGCAGAATTAGAGTTAATCACACTTTACCCTTTGGGCGATTGGCATTTAGGCTCTGAGCATTGCGATGTTAAACTTATAAATAAACAAATCAAAGAAATTAAAAATGATAAAACAGCACGAATTATATTAATGGGCGATTTAGCCGAAACTGCAACAAAAGAAAGCGTTGGAGCAGGAGTATATGAGCAAGAGCAAAACGCACAACAACAAATGATGCGAGTTAAGAATCTATTATATGATGTTCGTCATCTTATCGATGGAGTAGTAACAGGAAATCACGAGGAACGTATATATAAAACAAGTGGCTTTGATTTATCGTTATATCTTTGTCAGATGCTCGAAATCGAAAATAAGTATATGCGTTATCAAGGGATTGTAGGTTATGTCATTGGCAAACGGTCATATTTAGTTAATGTATGGCATGGCTCGGGCAATGGCGGAAGTGCAGGAACTTCACTAAATAGATTGCAAAAGCAAAGTGAATATGTACTAGCAGATATTTATTTGATGGGACACGTGCATAAAAGGCAAGTCCATACAAAGCAGATGATAATCCCGAATCCAAAATACGAGAAAAAAGAAATCATAATGCAATATTTTGTGGCGACAGGCTCATCTCTTGACTATGAAAACTCATACGCAGAAAGTGCAGGGATGACACCAAGTCAAAAGGGATTCACGAAGATTAAAATGTGGACTGAACGATATCATGTGAGTGAAGTTCAGGAAAGGCAGAAACGAATAGAAGTTATTATATGAGGTGATTAGATGGCTTCGGAAACAATGCGAAACTCAATACAGGAACGCGGATTTGCTCGCAAGACGATGGAGTTTGAACACAGTAAAATCCATGACGGTAGAGGATATGATGTTGATATAGAATTTACCTTAACAGGCACAACATCTCTTTATTATCATCTTGAAACTGGAATTTATAATTGCCATTTAAAAGATTTTGAATTAACAACAAACAAACCCGAAGTAAAAGCATGGTTATATGTCAATCCTACAGTTGCAAAGTCAACATCTCCACAGCAAGTAACAATTTATAATAGTGACCATACATCGAATAATACAAGCAGTTTAAAGATTTACACTAATTCAACAGTTACAGCAGATGGAACAAAAAGAAAAGTTTATTATGTTGTCGGTTCAACAGGAGTCGGGCAAACAATGGCAGGTTCTCAAAATAGTTATGACATGTGGGAATTTATCACAAAAAAGAATGAAAATTATTTATTAAAGATTCAGCGAATTGTTGCAGATGGAGACACAACAGGATTATTGCGCTTAAAATACTATGAAGAAACTCCGACGGGGGTAATATGATATGCCATTACCAAGACCAAAACGAGAAGAAGATGAAGAATCATTTTTAACAAGGTGCATGAGCGACGAAGTTATGATTGATGAATTCGGGAAGTTGGAACAGCGATTTGCGGTTTGTGAAATACAATGGGAAACTTTCGAAGATGAAATGGAAGAAGATGACGAGTTAGAAGATATAGAAGAAGAATCAGGAAATATCGAGGAAGAAATAGATGACAACGAATTAATATTTATGATAAATCAAATTAAAAAAGTTACGAATTTCCCGCAACACGGAGATGATGAAACAGTATCATTAACAAATTCTAAATACGAATTATTTCCTCTTGAATTTGCGGAAAGGATAAAGGAAAAATATCCGAAGGTTTGGAGTTTGGGCGGTAATATTCTCGGTAATGAACAGTATCGTCATCTATATGATATTAGAAAAAATAAAATTCCTACAGACCAATTGACACCAAGACAAAATGAAGCGATAAGGCTAAGGGAAGCGTGGAGCGCTAGACATTATGAGAATTTGCGACCCGCAGGAGTAATTGCACAAATGAAATGGCACACAGTCGGTTCAAGAGGTTTGGAGTACATGAAAAATCTTATGAATGAAGAAATTAAAAAAAGATACGGAGATGATGCATGATGGACTTCAAAGCCATTAAATTTGAAACTAAGGCACTCAATGATAATGAGTTCGAAGGCTACGCAAGTTTTTTTAATAACATTGACGCATACGATGACATCATCGAACGCGGTGCATTTAAAAAGACTATTGCAGAAAATAAAGGACGCATTAAAGTATTGTGGCAACATGATGCTTCTGAGCCAATTGGAATTCCAAAGGAAATGATTGAAGATGACAATGGTTTATATGTCAAAGCCAAAATAAGCATGACCGATACAGGCAAGAAAGCAATGACACTTATAAAAGATGGAGTCATTACTGAAATGTCGATAGGTTATGATGTGGTCAAAGATGATTATAAAATGATGGGAAATCGTAGAGTTAGAATGCTTAAAGAAGTTCGTTTGTGGGAATTTAGTCCTGTAACATTCGCCGCCAATGACAAAGCCAAGATTATGAAAATGCGCTCATTGCTAGAGAACGTTAAAAATGCTAATATGGATATGGTAATTGAATATATCAAATCACTTGAAAATCAGCCGCCAATAGGCACTGACGAAATCGAGCCGAATACGATAATTGAAATCATAAAAAAGTTGAAAGGTTGATGAATGATGTCTATCAATGAAGTTCAGAAGGCAATTGCAGACGCAATTTCTAATGGCGTCAGTAAGGAAGATTTGAAATCGCTTGAAGTGAAATTTATGGAGATGCTTGATGCACGCAACAACGACCAAAAAGACGTTGATGCAATGTTTTCAAAGTATCAAACAGAAATGGAAACAAAGCTAGCGAGTCTTCAAGCAAGTCAGCCAAAAGCAGGATTCGTTGGAGTGCAAAAAAAGGATTCGTTCGGCGAGTTCCTTGTAAAAGTTCGCAACAATGATGCCGAGCTTAAGGCGTTCACTCGTAAAAATCTAGTTGAAAATACCGGTGACCTTGGCGGTTATCTTGTACCAGATGAATTTTTAAATGAAGTTCTTCGAGTTCAATTGGAAGAAACAGTAGTTCGTCGCAATGGCGCACGAGTCATTCCAATGAACAGTCCAATTATGAAGATTCCTGCTTTGAATATGGCAAGCAACGCAAGTGGCTCATTATTTGGAGGAGTGACAGCATATTGGAATGGCGAAGCGCAAGAAAAGACAGAATCGAATCCGAAGTTTAAGCAAATCACGCTCGAAGCTAAAAAGCTCATCGGTTACGTTGAAAGCTCAGATGAATTAATTGATGATTCCATTGTTTCGATGGGACAATTGCTTTCGGATGTATTTTCACAAACAATTGCATTTGAAGAAGATGCCGCATTCTTAACGGGCAATGGAGTTAACAAGCCATTGGGTATCATCAATGCAGGTGCAACAGTCACAGTACCGCGCGGAACAACAGGAAGCGTTACAACCGTTGACCTTGTGAATATGCTTGCTAGATTCTATCGTCGTGGTGGAAGTCCTGTATGGGTTATCAATCAAAGTGTATTGCCAGACATCTATAAGCTAAAAGATGAAAACAGCAATTACATTTTGTTGCCTGGCTTTAATGGTAACATCAGTACAGCATTGCCTACTACAATTTACGGAATCCCAGTTGTAGTAACCGAAAAAGTACCGGCAAAGGGTTCTATCGGCGATATTATGTTGGCAGATATGAGATATTATCTAATCGGCGACCGCCAGAGATTGACAATTGAAGAATCCATGCACGTTAAATTCAAATATGACGAAAAGGCTTGGAGATTCGTTCAGCGCGTTGATGGTCAGCCATGGCTTGATAGTGCAATCACACCGCGAGCAGGCGGAAGCACAATTTCACCGTTTGTTATTTTGGGCGATTTTAGCGCTTAAGAAAGGGGACAATGACAATGGAGAGAATCACAGAACGCACTTTATTTACTAGCGCAATTGTCGCTACAGCTTCCACAGTTGCGGCGTCATCTTCCGAGCTTGTCGATATGAAAGACTTTACGGAGTATCTAGCAATCATCTCGCAAGGCGTGGCAACAACAGCAGGAGTTATTACCGTATCGGTGTGGGAGTCCACCGCGGCTACATGGGCAGGGGCAGTTGCTACAAAGCTAAAAGAAATCACAGGCGCATCGCAAACAGCAAGCAGATTCCTTAATGTTAATGTGCTTGAGTCTGAAATCACAGAAGGAAAAAGATATTTAGGAGTTTACGTTGCAAAAGCGGACACCGCTTCAGGCATCGCGGCAGTCGTTGCACGTGATGGAGATAGATATATAGGTTAATCATCTTGGCGTGGATAGATTGCGCAATCGAAAGCGGTTTCCCTGCCGTTTCCACGCCTAAATAAGGGATAACATTAAGGGAGATGTTAATATGTCAAAGGTTCTAATAGGCATTCCGATTCACCGACCGATTGAGTTCAAAGTATTTGAGAGTTTTATAAGGAAAATCTCAAAAAGATTCAATATTCCTTATGACCTTAATCTAATTTTAGAATTTATAAAATTAAATGAAAAAATTGTATTGAATTTAATTAATAACAAGTATGATGACAATTCGATTAAGGAATTTAATGAGAAAGCAATATTTTTTCTTAATCATAAGAATGTGTATTATGAATTTTGCATGGTATCAAATTCTCTCATATATGATGCTCGTGAATATATTGCACATGAATTTGTTAAAAGTGAAAATGATTATTTAATGTTTATTGATAGCGACATGACATTCCATCCAAATAGCGTAGAAATGTTATTGCGTCATAACTTGGAATTTGTGACAGCAAAAGCATTCAAGCGAGTAAAACCATATCAACCATGCTTTTATACTAAATTCGAGTATAAAGACGGAGTACCAGAACTTGAAGCACCTGCACAGTATGGAGAAGGATTATTACCGATAGAAGGCGCAGGGCTAGCATGCGCACTTATAAAACGTTCAGCGTTCGAGAAGATTCAACAGCCTTATTTTTTTCCATTGCCTAATGTTGGAGAGGATTTGACATTCTGCTTAAAACTTAAAGAAGCGGGAGTTAAAATGTATTGTGATACAACATTGCAATTCGGTCATCTTGGACATACGGAAATATTTGAGAAAGATTTCGTTGAAGAATATACCAAGCTAGTGCAAGCGCAAAAGGTGGAGTCATGAAGATACTCATAGGCTCATCAGTAAAGCAGGACGAAACTATTTTTAAGTATTATTTGGAATCATTAGCAAATTTAAAATGTGAACATGAAATAGATTTGTTTTTTATTTTGCATAACTCTCCAGAATTAAAAAAATATTTGAATAAAAATCAATATGAGGAATTTACGAATAAAACGCAATACGAGGTAAACAGTACTCACCATTGGAAAAAAGAAAACCTAAAAGATGTTACAAATATGAAGAATTATTTGTTGCATAAAGCATTGAGTGAAAATTATGACTATTTTTTTCTAGTTGATTCCGATTTAATTCTACATCCAAATACTTTACAACATTTAGTAATGCAGAATCAGCCAATAATATCCGAGATATTTTGGACAGCATGGAACCCTGGTGAAGAGTTGATGCCGAATGCGTGGGATTATGATTTTTACGGATATGGCAAAGATAAGGATTGGCGCAAGTACAAGCAAAAGGAAATATGGAAAGTTGGTTATAGCGGAGCATGCATATTAATTCGTCGTGATGTGATTGAGTCAGGCGTTAATTATAATCCGATTCACAATGTATCGTTCAGCATGTGGGAAGATAGAGCATTCTGCATTCGAGCCGCAGTACATGGCTATCAAGTTACGATGGATACGCATTATCCTGCTACTCATTTATATCGCAAGGAGGATGTCAAACAGTATGAAATACATCGTCAAGCACAGATTCCACAGCAAATCAGATAATAAAAACTATTTAGCAGGCGAAGAATATGAAACAAATGACATCGAGCGTGCGAAATATTTAGCTACTCTTGGATTGCTTGAATTTGAAACAGATGAGATTGAATATGAAACCAAAGTCATAAAAACAAGGGGGAGGAAACATGTTAACAGAGAGTTGGATTAGTCAATTTGTTACAGTCTCCGAAACCGAGCCAACATATGAGCCAGTCACAGTAAACGAAGCTAAAAATTATTTTAAAGTTGATGACACAACAGATGACGCTTTAATTGCGCAGATTATCAAGACGGCTAGAAAGATGATTGAAACACAAGCATCATTAGCTTTTCACCGCAGAACAGTCACACAAAAGCAAACAGGCGGAATTGAAACATTGGACGCATTGCGAATCCCTGTTTTTTCCGTAACATCGTTGCAATATGCAGAAAATTTCGATAGCACGTATGAAACCATTGACACAGATGAATATAGACTTGCAGGAAATAAGCTATTTCATGATGATTATAAATTCAAGCGCGGCAGGGATGCCGATGGTTATGTAATAACCTATGTGGCGGGAATGGTTGCAGATGCAACACCAAGTACGTTAAACAATGATATGAAAATAGCCATATTACGAGTAGCGGCTTTTCTTTATGAAAATCGTCAAGAATATGCTCAAGGATGGAGCGAACAAGGTTTCTCTATAAATTATGAATCTAATGGAGTGGCTTTGCTTAAAGATATGATAAATCGCATTGTTAATCCTTATGCAAGTGCTAAGGGGATTTTCTAATGCTTACAATATTAAGGAATAGAGTCACTATACAATCACTCACAACAACAGCAAGCGGCGGAGGAACTTTTATAGAAACATGGTCAACCGTTTCGACCGTTTGGGCAAATGTGCAAGGGATGGCAAAAGAAGAAACTCGTTTTGACAAAATACAACAAATCGACCAATACACAATACGAATGAGGAAACGCGATATAAGCAATCAAAACAGATTAATCTATAAAGGACAAACATTAGAGATTGAATCTGTATTAGACGAAACGCAACAAAGCAAGATGATGACAATTAAAGCGAGGGCGGAAATATGAGTATTCAAATGACCGTCACGAACGTCAATGATTTACAAAATGAATTAAATAATCTTGAAGATAAATTAAAAAAAGAAGTATATGAAACCATCATTGCAATGAGCAGGGTTGAAATTGAAACCGTAGCAAAGAGAGCGGTACCCGTTGATACAGGAAGATTAAAATCAAGCATCATGACATTAACAGAAAAAAGAAAAACTTACACATATACGGATAGACAAGGCAACAGCTATGACGGAAAACTAAAAACTGAACAACCTATTGGATATGAAGTATTGGTAGGAACCAATGTTGAATATGCGCTTAATATACACGAAAAAGGCGGCGGAGGTATAACATCAAAAAGAACAGTTAGAGGACAGAAGCGACCGAAAGGATATGGAAGATATTTTTTGAAGAATGCTTATGATGCCGCAATACCTAAGATGATAACAGCAATAAGAAAAATAAAGGGGATAGAATAATGTCGGCGATGTGGTCAGTTCAAAAAAGTTTATATACCGCATTGGCTTCAAACTCAACCTTTATGACTAAGATAAGTAATAATTTATATGACGAGCCGCCGACAAATCAGCAATATCCTTATGTGACAATAGGAAGCATGACCGAAGCAAATCAGAATAGATTGAATAAATCGGGTTTTTTTGTTACATTAGAAATGATGATATTTACAAAAAACGGGCGCGGTGGTTTTAAACTAGCAAAAGAGATATTAGAATTAGCCAATGATGTAATAAATCTTAAAAAATTCACTACAGACAATTTTACGATGGTTCAGGTTTACTACACTTACAGCAGTACGGAACGGGATGAAGATAAGCATATTATAAGCGCAAATTACGACGTGATTTGCCACTAAAGGAGAGGTTAAACAATGGCAGGTACTTTTGCAAATGGAGCAATATTCAAATTAAATGCAACAACAATTTCGGAAATTACAACAATTTCCGCGCCAAATCTAACAGCAGAAACAATTGACGTTACAACTCATTCTTCATCAGGTTCATATCGAGAGTTCATTAAAGGCTTGCGAGATGGTGGAGAGATTTCAATCGAAGGTAACTTCACAACAGCCAGTGCGAGTGCGACAATTGTACAGATGGAAACATCTAGCACAACAACGGTGACTATTGATTATCCTACAAGCCCAAGCGTGACCAGATTCACCGCAACAGTATTGACAACAGGATTTACTATGGAAGCACCTGTAGATGGAGTTATTCCATTCACAGCTACATTCAAAGTTACAGGCAAACCATCATTAGGCCAAATTTAATAAAGGAGAATCATGATGCCGCGAAACAAACAAAGAAACAATGAGATTATCATAGACTTAGATAAACCAAGGTCATTAAGATTTGATTTAAATGCGATGGCGGCTTATGAGGATGCTACAGGCAAAAGCGCGTTCGCGATAGGCGATAACATTTCAGCTACATCCATCCGCGCTTTACTGTGGGCATGCTTGATACATGAGGATGATACATTAACGATTGAGCAAGTAGGTAGGTTAATCCATACGGGTAACATGCAGGAGATAACCACCAAAATTAATAAACTAGTACAAACATCAACAGACACAGGCGAGGAAGCGGAAGAAAACCCAAACTAAAACCGCCGCGCATTATTGAGCTTTGGGCAAATGGAGTAACTAACATTGGCTTAAGTCCAGATGATGCGTGGCGTTTAACTTTAAAAGAGTATATTTTTTTGGTCAAAGCTTATGAGCAGAATGCCAAGCGTGAGCATTATAGATTTGCGTTAGTATGTTCAGTTATTGCCAATGCAAACAGAAGCAAAGGTAGACCATTTAAACCAGAGGACTTCATGCCGCGCGAGCCAAGAAAAAAGCAAACATGGCAACAGCAATTACAATTCCTGCAAGCTTTCGTATCGTCTTATGAGAGTGGTGATTAAATGTTATCAGAATTATTCGTTAAAATTTCCGCAGATTTTAAAGGATTAGAAGAAGGGATTGCAAAATCCCAAGAGAAGTTAACTAAATTTGGTGAAGGTATGGCGAATGTAGGCAGTAAAATGTCTATGTTTATCACTTTGCCTATTTTAGCGGCGGCAGGTGCATCATTTAAACTTGCGAGCGATATGGTTGAAACAACAAACAAAATCAATGTAGCGTTCGGAACATCGGCAGAAAAAGTGATGCAATGGAGTCAAACGTCTATTGAATCAATGGGGTTAGCACAATCAACAGCATTAGATACAGCGGCGTTGTTTGGTGATATGGCAACGTCGATGGGGTTTGCAGAAGATAAAGCCGCAGATATGTCAATTAATTTAACTCAATTAGGTGCGGATTTATCATCGTTTAAAAATGTTCCAATAGAACAAGCAATGACCGCCTTAAATGGAGTATTTACGGGTGAAACAGAATCATTAAAAATGTTAGGTGTCGTCATGAACGAATCAACTTTAGAAGCCTTTGCATTATCTAAGGGCATTGAAAAAAATGTAAGTGACATGACACAAGCCGAAAAAGTGCAATTAAGATATGCTTTTGTCATGGATGCAACGACAAAAGCGCAGGGAGATGTTGCAAGAAATACAGAAACAGCGGCTTTTCAAATGAAAAGTTTTGGAGAATTATTAAAAGAATTAGGAGTGCAGTTCGGTACAATCATTTTACCTTTTATAACCAAAATGATAGGCGGATTAAATGGAATGTTAAAATCATTTTCTAATTTATCGCCTGGAGTAAAAGGGTTGATTATTGGGTTCGCGGCATTTTTAGCGGTTTTAGGTCCTTTGTTGTTAATTGGCGGTAAAATTTTAATTTGGCTACCTATGTTAAAGGCAGGATTCTTAATGGTGCTTCCTGCAATTAAAGCTCTAGGTATTGCATTAAAAGGGCTTGCGCTTAATCCGATGGGATTAATCATTATGGCAATAGGTGCCGTTGTCATTGCGGCTTTATATATGTGGAAGAATTGGGACACCGTCAAGATACAATTGATGATGATAGTCAACGCAATATCATATGGCTTTCAGCAAGGATTATCGTATCTTAAGACGATAATTTTTAAGTATGTTGATTTGTATTTAGCCGCATTCCAAAAGCTTTTAGGTTGGATACCTGGACTAGGTGAAAAAATAGACCAAGCCAGAGAAAAAATGTCATCGCTTATAGATGAGCAGAAACTTAAAAGAGAAACAAACACATTTAACTATCAAACTGAACAAGCCGCATTAGGGGCAGAATTAGCCGCGGCGCAGATGGAAAAAGCTAAAAAGAAAACAGGCGAATTGGGCGATGAAATTTCAAATACTACTGATAAAACATTTGAATATAATGATGGCTTACAAGACTTAAAAGAAAACATAACAGCAACAACAGAAGAAACAGATGATGCAAAGAATAAAGAAAAAGACTATAACAAAGCAGTTAATGATACATCAAAAGGATTAGATGCACTTGCACAGGCTCAAAAAGAAGCAGATGAAGCCAGAAAGCAAATGTATGACAACACAGAAAAAGGATTAAATAATTTAGGTGATGCATTAACAAAAGCACTTAAAAAACAATATCAAGAGCAGGAAGCCGCTCAATTATCAACACTCGAGCAAAGACGCGATAATGAAACGGATGCGCTCAAGGAATCACTTAAGACACTTAAAACAAATTACGATAGGCAAGTTAAGGCATTAAAAGACAAAGCAAAGCAGGAAATACAAGTATTAACCGATGCACAAAAAAACAAATTGCAGATAATCGATGCTGAAACTCTTGACCAAGTCAACGCATTGCAAAGGCAGATTGATGCCATAAACGGATTGACAGACCAAGAAGAAAAACAGCTTGAGGAACAGGCATATAATACACGAATCGCAGAATTGCAGAAGGAAATATCAACAGCAGATAGCGCAGAAGAACGATTAAAAGCACAGCAGAAACTGAATGAAGAAATTGCAAAGCGTCAAAGAGAATTGTTGTTAGAAGAAAGAAAGAATCAAATTGAATCACTCAAAACACAGATTGAAAACATCCAAGATAATGCAGAGATACGAAAAAATGAAATTGAAAAGCAAACAGAAGCAGAAATAACAGCAATTGAAGCTAGACTTGACAATGAATTGTCAGGTTATGAATCACAATATGAAGCTCAACAGAACGCATTGCAGGAAAGATTAAGCGCAGTAGAATCTTTTTATGAAGCGGAAATACAAGCAACAAAAGAAAAATTCGAAAAATTAATGACTGAAGAAGCGTTATTCGAGGAAGCGCGGCAGATGGTTATTAAAAATAATCAGGATGAAATTTTAAAGTTACTACAAACATACAATCCAAAATGGCAAGATGCAGGTCAGTCATTTGGTCAATCGTTGTTAGATGGCTTGAATAGCACGAAAGCCACAATACAACAAACTGTAAAAGATATGTTAGGTATGTTAGATTTTATGGAAAATGAAAAGAAGTATTTAAGCGGATTAGTGCAAACAGGATTAAAGACAAATAATGCAGGACTAGTAAAATGGGCAAAAAAGCAAGCGGAATCAATGGGCATTCCGATGCTTGCAAAAGGCGGAATCATCAACACGCCAACACTTGCTATGATTGGCGAAAAAGGACCCGAAGCAGTCATTCCACTTAATCGCATGAATGATTTCTCAGGCGCACAGCCTATTAATGTCTATCTTGACGGTAGAAAGATAACAGGAACAATTGC